CAGATAAAATCCCTGCACCTGCAGTTTTCGTACGTCATTGTTTGTCATTCTAACAACATGCGTAATTCGTTCAGCCGTCTCAAGATCCGTTGACATGTAATTGACAACGCAATCCTCGCCGGTAATAAACTTCGCCACTGCGCGTTTCATTATTGGGCAGAAATAAACTTTCTTGAACGCCGAACCTGACAATGGAAGATAAAACAATAGCTGATCCATTTCCGGATCGTATTCCTTCATCACCGTTGTAATCTGGTAGTTCATGTAATCTTTCACGCGTTCCGCCTGATCCTGCACTTCAGGTGTGATTGCGCCTACGATTTGGGTGCGTACGGGGCCGCTTGGGGGGAGAAGTTCCTTATAAGCTTGGGCTTGAAACTGCGTTACAGATTCAGCCAATAAGGGATGTACGACCCCTGATGCACCTTCGAAGGGTTGGGTGCGGTCTTCATACTTGAAGCCCAGCATGTCAAGTCCTTTGACATAGGTATCTTCCCAGTCTTTCCTTGACTCCTTGTCCGCCTCGAATGCTCCTACAAGATCTAAAGCGAACTTGCGGGATTTACTTTCCTCGATGTATTCCGCCAGGTTTGCATCGAATGGAATTTGTGATTGGTCGATGGGTGCGTTGGGATCAAAATTGACCTCCGCTCCACCGTCCGGTGTTTCCGTTAATTCTATGTCTGATTCAAAATCTACAACTTGCTCAGGCAATTGAATTTCGGCGCCCACGCCGTCCATATCCAATGCGCCTTGCAATGCCTCTAAAGCCTTATCAATATTATTATTTGGATTCTTTTTTGCCATCTATCTCCCCTATAGCGTTGGCACGACATCTTTAAAGATGCCATACGGTAAAGGTCCTTTTTCCGGTGGAACGGTTTTTGTCAGTCCCCCTTCCTTGTAAGCCGGAAGTCCCTTGCTTATTTTCTCCAGCGCCTTTGTGTTTCCTTTCAGCATCAATGCTGGTACACCAAAGTATTGCATTACATCTTCGGATCCATAGCGACCAATTTGTCTGTCAACTTTCGCGCCTATGCTCGTTTCAACCAAATCCGCCCCACTTTTGGACTTAGCTTTTTGTATTGCATTCTTCAGTATGTTTCCATACGCAATTATATTCCCTTGGTAATCCTTGCTTCCAGGAGTCATCTTCAGGTTCTTAATCGCCGGTGTAGAAAACGCCACTCCGTCGTAATTACCATCTTTTGCCACGCGAAGCAAATACTTAATTGCAAATTCCATGTAGTCCTGTGAATTCTTGAACGGACCTTCAGGAATTCCGCTGTGATCGCCCTTGGCGATCTTCGGTGTTTCAATGTTTCTTATCATGTCCTTCTGCTCATAGAGCTTTGCCAGTTTTGGTGATCGTGGATTGGTTTCCAGCAAACGGTCAATCTGACGCTGTATGTTTGCCATCTGCTCAAGGTTCGCCTTGCTGTCAACAGGAACATCCACATCCAGTCTTGGAGCGTAACGCCCTTTCTTTGGAATTTTCTTTCCTTCCTTTTCCGCTGCCCTAATGGCGGCTGAAATAGGTTGGTGCATGTCCGATTGAAACTCTTCCACAAAAATAAGCTTGTTGCCGTATTCATCCACGCGGTCACTTACGCGTGCGTGCATGAAAGCATTCTCACCCTTCGCGCCACTAAAGGAATGCGCGTAGTCATATTTTGGTTCATTTGTGCGTGGTCCCTTTGGTTTCCAGTTAAACAGAAATTCGCGGTAATTCTTTCCGCGGGTGCTTCCTAGCACCTGTGAACTTCCGTGTGAAGGGGATCCAACAAATGCTGAGCCCTCCATTCCAACACCACGTTGCCTTCCGGCGCTAAGAACATCCGTCATAACCTGTTTTATTTCATAAGGAACAGAAATACTGTCCGCTGGAATTCCTTCCGTTGTCACGTTCTTTATTCCGTAAGCATTATCAAAAAGATTATCCAAATTTGTCATAACCTCCTTAGCTGACTTGTCATCGCTGATGTTCTTGGTTTGTGCCTGCAGAAAACGAATAATTTTTGCCGACTCCGGAGAGAAGACTGATGAGTCAACATTTTGTAATCCTTTCGCGATGGACATTCCCTCGCTGAAATCACTTCCTGTCACCTGTACATCAAAATCAGGAACGATGTTGTCAAACTTTGCGACAAGATCATTCTTTGAAACTTTGTTTTTTAAATTTTGGTTAAGCCACGGTCCAAGTGACGTGTCCATCATTTCAATGTCCCTTACACCACGTGCCTTGAGAAATTTCATCCACTGTTCACCCGTCATGATTGGAGGACCCTGTATGATCTCCTCACGCGAGCGGTAAAACATCGCTGGTGCATCCGTTGGTTTTGGTTTGGGGGGCTTGACTGTTTTGGGGTCAATCTTTCCTACTTTGTAATCAATTATTTCTTCATAGTATTCGGGACCAGTTGCGTCATCCTGTGCTTTCTTGAACCATTGATCAGCTTCCTTCTTGAGCCTGAAATCTTTTATAGGGTTTCCATGCTTGTCGAACACGGCCCATGGGTTTTTCAGCTTTTGTGGTTTTGCAACCTGTCCTGTAATCTGCGGCGCCCATTCACGAAGCTTGTTTAAAACTTTAGGTGCTTGCTTGACAACGAGCTTTCCTATTCCACCAGTGGCGTAACCATCTAGTGGTGGTACTACTTCTTTCATTTCGCCGTAATCCACAAATCCTCCTTTGTTGTATCCATGCATTCCAAATCCTCCACGGAACTCTTCTTCCCATTCCGCCATTTGGTCTTCCTTCATTTCTCTTACTAATCTATCATTCTCTATTTTTTCAAGTTTTTTTATTTGCTCTTTTTGAAGTTTTAATTGTGCCCTTTCAACTGTACCGAACATATTACCAGAAGGAGAAAAAGAATCAACATAACTTTGAAAGGTATCCGCATAGTATTCATCCATGGAATTTACAGATTGGTAATCCACCATCCCGTCATCCACGTCACCCTTGAATACCCCCAGTTCTTTTTCAAGCTTTCCTTTATCCGTTTGAAACGCATATTCAATCCAGTCATCTTTCGCTATATCTTCGCCACCGGCCTCCATGTGCCAGTTGTCATCAACGAAGCGTGTTTCCTTGTTTTTGTGGTCAATGACGATGTGCTGGTCATTGCCGTGATCATAAGATCTGTTTTTCCATGTTAGGGAAGTTTGTCCTGGTTCCTCGGTTAAAATAATATCATCCCATTGCTGCCCTTCTACACCAAGTCTGGAATCCTCACCCACCCTGCTTGCGCCAGGCTTAACCCTGAAATGAGTTTCCGTTGCTGTCTTGCCACCATAAATCTTCTTGGTCGTTGATCCAATTTTAGCGGCAGCTGCGTTGTTTCCAACTTTAGCAAAATTAAAGTCAGCTGTGTGCAGTGGTGTGCGCTGCAACGTATTAACCATTGAAGACACCCACGGCGGTGCGTAGGGTATTTTCTTGACAGCCTCTTTTGTGGCGATGTCTGCAAGTCCCTTCGGAAGAACCTTTGTTCCGGCGAGTGCGCCAATGCCCTTCATGAAAAGCCTACGTGTAATATTAGGTAATACCATTAGTTTTTCTTCCTTGCTATGTACTCAGCAATCTGCTTGTCATAGCGCTTTCGCAAAGCTTCCTTTGCCTCTTCCGAAAGGGATGCGTAATGTGATTGTTTCATTCCCGGTCCCTTGATCCGTGATTGCTTAAAAGGCCACTTGTAACCAGGACCCCAACGCTGTTTGTCCCAAGCGCGATAACGTCCTGACTTCTTCGGATCAACGCCCTTCCACAGTGTCTCCATTACCTTTAAAAAATCGTCCTCCGGCATTTTCTTCGCGAGCTTCTTCAGAATGTTGATTCCAAGCTTGCCAATTCCGCCTGCCGCATAGCCATTGACCACGCCGCCTGATTTAAAATTATATTTCTTCTTTCCATGAATTAAAGCTAGTATATCATCTCTTGTAGGAAGAGTTCTTGGAAACTTTGAGCTTCCAAAAGGTTTATCCTGATGAATATATTTTAAATATTCAAGTAATTGTTTAGGA